CCGAGACATTGTGCTCGGCCTCAAACTCAATCCGCTCGGCCACCGTGGCCAGTGACTTGTCGTCACCGTCAAAGAATCCACCCACCATGATCACCTCCTTCGAGTAGGGCACATCGCCCACCAGCATTTTACCGACCTACCTCATCATCCTGATGACAGGTTTATTGCGCATACGGATTGACCACCCGGCGCGATCGCCCAGTATCGGCGTAGTCGTCCTCGTCCCAGTCATCGTCGGGCGGCGGGTCGATCTCCAACCATCCGCTGTCCCGTAGGAACCGCAGGGCCTGCGTGCAGGCATCCACGAAGTCGTCATGGGTGGACTCCGGGAACGAGCAGATCTGGCTGACAAACCCCTCGGCCCAGTCCCTGACATATCCCTTCCTTGTGCTGCTCTCCGGGATCCACACCCGCCCTCTGGCGATGATATTACTGACGATATTGAGACGCTGCATCTTGTCCGCTCGGCCGGGGTTGTACGCCCGGATCGGCAGGTGCGCCCGTTGAAGATCTTGAATCAACGAGATCCCCGCGGACTTGTCCTCGATCAGCAGCAGGTCAACCCGCTTCTTCTCCTTCCCTTCCCCGTAGACCGCGCCGTACTCCTCAATCACCTTCGGGCGCAGGTCGGGGTATTGGAGGCGCTCCTGCCAGCAGTCGATCACCATCACGGCCATCGGGCCATCAAGCGGCTTGAATACGCCGAACGTAATGCAGGCGGTCGGGTCGTTCTGCACCTTCTCTGACGTGGCAACGTCATAGGACTGGATGATGTACTCGAACTTAGGGAAGGGCTTGCCATCGGGCCAGAGCTTGAACATATCGCGCTTGACGATGCCCGACTCCTCAGGGTCGATGATCTCGGCGTAGATCTCCTGCCTGCCTAACGTAGTCCCTTCGTACTGCAGGATCTGCTTGCGGAAGTTTGCGGACAGGTTATCTAGGTTGGTGTACGTCGATGCCGTAGTCACCGCTACGTCGTCACCGTCCCGGCCGATCAGGTCGATGATCAGGTCCTTCGGCCGCGGGGTAGTTGTACACACGATGTATGTACGCGCCCCTAGGCGCACGCCGAACTGAATCTGATCCCAAGCCTCCTGCAGATAATCCCAAGCAGCTAGCTCGTCGCACCACGCGCCGTGAAACTGAGGACCGCGGAAGCGCTCGGGCTCACTTGCGGGGATGCCCTTGATTAGCGACCCGTTAGTCAACTTGATCTCGTGCAGCGCCTTGTTGTAGTCCGACACCAAAGCCGAAGGAATGACCGACATCAAACCCGAGTCACCCTCGAAGCAGGTAGACCTAACGTCACTGCTCGTAGGAGCCGCTACAAGCCAGCGGGTGCCGGGCTGGGTCCATGCCCACCACGCCACCTGCTCCGCGGCTGTACGGGTCTTCCCAGCGCCCCTGCCGGCCAGCAGGAGCCAGACTGACCACCAGTCACCCGGAGGTAGGATCTGGTGCTTGTGCGCCTTCTGGAGCCACCCCATGCGCCATGCCCAAGCAACCTGCTGCTCAGGCTTGAGCGTTAGGAATTTACGCTTGGTTTCCGGGTCCTTGAGGATCTCGACCACGTCCGGGGGCAATTTCCCCCCACTTTTAGGGGCATTTCCCACTTTCATTGGTACTGGCCGGCGAGCGATCGAGACAATTTCCCACTTTGAACCCCATTTCTGGGCTGAAAATGGGAGGTCACCCTTCGATCTGCCGCGTCATCTCGGCGTTCTTGAGAATGCTATCGAACATCTCAGTCGCCTGAATGTTGATCTGAAACGGGTTGTCCTTGTCCCCGGCCACCTGCACCCTGTTACCGTAACGGTTAGGGCTCCAGCACGCCAGCAGCTTCATCCGCTGCTCCGTCCTGAGCTTCAGCCACTGCACATACCCAGCATCTATGCGGGTTCCGCCTTTGGCGTCCTCAATATAACGGGGCTCTGCGTCAATCATAGCTAGCGTATCTTGGGCGATCGCTTCCACTCCATTTTCACGCGCGAGGGCGACCCGTTCAGAAAAGCCTTCGCGGCTCTCCATCCAGTTATACACAGTAACCCACTCTGGGAATCCCTCAAGTCTGCAGATAGCGCGTAATGGTTCACCGCGAGACAATCGCTCGCAGATTTCGTCTTCTATCTCTTGAGTCCACTTAGATGGGCGTCCGCGGGGTTTTGGCGGCTCTGTGGCTACTTGGGTACCCCCGAACGCCTCAATCATCTCCTGCTGGCGTTTGGCGGCCATTGCGGCCTCGAATGCGCCCTCGATCTTGGCGGCTTCGTTAGGCGTGATCGCCTTCTTGCGTGTTTTCTTCGGCGCGTCCGACATAGTTTCAGTCTCTTTGCGGTGAAGCCTTGATTTTACAGGACATTCTAGATTGATGCTAGAACCATGTGGGAACCTTGAAGGAACCATGTTGGATCCTTGTTGGTTCCCCGTTGGTTCGTTGGTCGTTCAAACAACCGCTGCGACACGCGCATCAAGCGCATCGATCATTTTTTGGGACTCTTCCATCCACGAGCCGTTGAGACCGTGGATCTTCATCTGGGCGTCCATCCACTCCTTGACCGCGGTGTACTCAGGCTGCAGTTCTTTGCGGAACTGGGCTTTCCTTTCTTGCAGTTCCTCAAGCGCCTGCCAGCGCTTTGCCTCACGGGCGCGGAGGTCACGGGTTAATTTTGCTGAGTAGATGTAGTAGTTCGACATTTTGTTTCCTTCGCTGTTGTTGGATCGAATTGATCCGGTGAACAAATAGTCTCACAGATTTTTGTCTGTGTGTGGGTTTTTGCAAAAATATTTATTAGGGGAAACTTTAGGGGGTGGCTAGCCCCCTGACGGACTATAGTTTGGCCCAGTACCCGTACACCATGCGGTCGGTGCAGTCCCATACGTCGTTCGCCACGCCGTCGATCACCGCCACAAAGTGACGGGCCTGCTTGGCAATCACTACGCCTGTCAGATCACTGCAACGCGCCTTACGGCCTGCGAACTGAGGGGCCTTGTGCCATACCCAGCCATAACGCTTCAGCACCTCGGCGTAGACATCCTTCATGATGCCGTCACGCGCCGACTTCGCCCGGCCATTATCGGCGTTGGCTTGGGCTAGTTCCTTGTACACCGCCTTGTAGTCCAGACCCAGTGCGATCGCCATTGCACGAGCGCCACAGTCGCCTGCCGTACCCTTGAAGCCTGCGGCCTTTCGGCCTCCGTCGTTGTGCTGGTAATTCATTCTCTGTTCCTTCGCTTTTGGTTGCGGTCATCAGTGACCGTAGAGAGATAGTACATGAAAAAACCCCCGTGTGGGGGCTTTTGCAAAAATATTTTTAATTTCTTTTCCGCTGTCGTTTTCTCGCAGTTCCCTGCGCCGATCGCGGTGCTTGCCGGCCCCTCGTGGAGGCCTTGCAATCAAGTCCCGGACTACCGGGTTACGCTTTGCCATAACGCTCCTCCTCAATGGTTGGATCCTCGATATACCGCAGCCAGTTCTGGATGTCTGCAGTGCTCATCCAATCCCCGCGGCTGCCGTCCGCCTGCGGTCCGAACTTGCTGCTCTGCAGATGAACTCGCAATTCCTGAATGCGGTCTTTCATCGCCAGCAGGCGCTCGGTAACCTCGCCGCGGTCCTGCTGTAGTTTGGTGATGTAGTTCATTCGCTTCTCCTTTGCTGTGGCCCCCGTAGGGGCCGGGTTGATTTAGATCCAGTTCTCAGCAATCTCGTCGAGCGCCCACTCAAGGGTCTCGCTATACCAGAATCCGTTGCCGTCACGCACGATCACGCTATCGTCCTCGTCGAAGACATAAAAACACTTGTGGGTTGTCGTCCCGAGAAGCCGTGAGCGGTCTTCGATGATCGCCTCAGCGATCGTTGGGTGGTAGTCCATCACGTTGACTAGGCGGCTTGCAGTTTTCATTCTCTTCTCCTTCGATGTTGCTGCGTTAGTGCAGTGAAGTCAGTATACACAAAAAAGGGGCTCGCAACCCCTTTCTGTAAAAATATTTTAGTCCTCCTCTCTATCCGGGAAAGTGAGGCTCAAGTGATTGAGCAAGC